ACGGAGAAGCCGGCCTGCGCGAAGAACTTGAGACCCTCGGCGGCCTGCGTCGCGGTGAACACCGTCGAGCCACCCAGCTCTCGGGCGCGCATCGTGAGCATCTCGAACTCGTCCCCGGTGGCGCCGGAGATCGCCCGGACCGCGGACATCGCGCGCTCGAACTCCGTGAGCTGCGAGATGGCGGCGCGCACGCCCATGCCCGCGGCGAGGAACACGGACGTAGTGCCGAGCACGCCGAGCAGCGATCGAACCGCGGTGTTCGCGGTGCCAGCAGCGCCCGCGAGACGCAGGAAGTCCTGCGATGCAGCCGCTCCGCCGGTCGTGCGGATCGCGATGTCGATGCGCTCGTATGCCATCAGTTACCGCCGGCGCCGCAGGATGCGGACGCTTTGAACTGCTTGCAATCCTGCGCGGACCGCAGCCTCGACGAATCCCGCCGGGGCCTGCTTGGACCACCCCCGATTCAGCCGGGAGAGATAGGGCACCTTTGCGCCGCCGTTGGAGATGTAGACCGTCTGCCCGTCGCGCACTCGCCCGCCCATGACGGCGCGACCTCGCCGGAGGGTATCCTCCGGCGATTCGTCGGCGCTGAAGGTGTCGTCGGGGCTGTCCAGCCCCACGTTCCAGTTCGAGCGCGCGGTCACGTCGTCGGCATCGTCCGTTCGATCGACGGGGGTTCCGTAGACTAGGGGCGCATGCACCTTCGTTGCGATCTGCTCCGTCACCGTACCTACGTCCGCCGGGATCGTTGCGGCCAGCCGCCGCATGCGTTCCTGGAAAGAACGGAGGCTCGTGGGCATCTACTTCCCCCTGCCGGTGGCGGGCTTGCTGTTCGTCTTGTCCTGACGCTCCGCTTGGATCTTCAAGTACACCTCGTCGAGCGCCGAGATCAGGTAGACGAAATCGTCCTGCGCTTCCTTGTCGAGCCCAAGATCACGCGCGAAGCGAACCTTCGAGGACCAAGGAATCGGCCCGACCGTACTCAACCCGAACGGACGATCAGTAGAGAGCTGCCAGAAGTACCCGTCCGGATTCGCGAGATACGGAACCAGATGGTCAGGCAAGCTGGGCGGAATGGCGGAAGCCGGAACCGCCCGGCCAGCATCGAGAGCCGCTCGTGCTATCCCCTGCGCGCGCGGCCCCCACTCCATCTGCCAGCGCAGGAGAGTGGTCAGTCCCGGGAGTCGGCCTCTCGGAGCGCGCTGAGGAAGTTCGACGCCTTCTCGGCCTGCGCGCGCAGCTCGGTGAACAGCTCGGGGAGATCGACCAGGAGCTTCTTGCACGCCGACGGCGAGAAGGGCAGCACGTTGCCCTCGCGGTCCGTGACGTTCTCCCAGTCGAGTACCACGGTCTCCGCGAAGCACTCGGCGAGGATCTCGACGGCGGCGCCCTCGGGCATCAGCCCAGCTTCGGCGAGGCGGACGTGGGGCTTCATCTTCTTCTCGACGAGAGCCTTGAAGCGACGGTTGCCGCCGCCAGCTCGGGCGAGCTTGAAGCGGAAGGGGCCGAGTTCGACGAAGGTGCCAGAGGCTTCCTTCTCCGGATCGGTCTCGAAGGCGGCGTAGATGTTGGCGGGCATGGGGTCTCCTGCAAGCGCAGCACCGACCCTGGGGAGACTATCTCCCAGGCGGGGGCTGCCAAAAAGAAAACGCCGGGGAGCACGCTCCCCGGCGGGTTCTATTGACCGCGTTGAGCGTCCTCAACGCGGGCCGGTCAGGATCGCGGCGCCGCGATCCCCGCCACCGGCGAGGCGTTGGCCGCCCGCCCAGTAGGCGGGCGGCCGGTACGGCGCCTACTGGGCGCCGTGAACGCGGATGAACTTCAGCGTGTAGCCGAAGGTGAGGTGGCGGATCGCCTGGAAGTTCGCGTTGATCGCCACGTCCTCGTTCTTGCCGGCGATCTCCGGGAGCCCCTCCGAATACTTGATCCGCGGGGCGTCCATCAGCAGCAGATGGCCCGCGCCGTCCTCGAAGCGTGCGTCCACCGAGGTCTCGGAGTTCGCGACCACCGCCTGCGCGATGGTCTTGTCGTCGAAGTACGCCGCGAGCGCGCCCGTCACGCTGAACTCGCCCGCGCCGATGTCCGCCGCTCCGAGGAAGCCGACGGCGTTCTTGCGGCGCAGGTTGTTGTTGATCGTGAAGGACAGCTCGGTGACGTAGTTCCCGCCGCTGATCGCGACACCGCCTCGGGCGAGGCGTGCCACATTGCTCGACGAGTTCAGCACCCGCACCGGGCCCGACTCGATCACGGTCTCGCCGGACAGCGGGCCATCGTCCTTGAACTCAGCCGACATGCCCACGTACGTGAAGGCCGCCTCGACGATCGCCTGCGTGCCCGCCGTGATGACGGCCTGATCCACGAGGTAGCCGCGGAGGTACTGGTACAGCACCGGGTCCTGATCCTCGTACGCCAGCCGCAGCGTTTCGGATCGACGCAGCACGCCGTTCTTCAGCCGCTCGCCGAAGTAGAGATCCACCGTTGCGCCCGTGCCCGCGTTGGCCGCCCAGCCCGGGGCGAGATCGAACGTGAGGGTGTTCGCCCCGACGCTCAGAACGCGGCACCAGACGTTGTTTGAGGCGGGCCACGTACCGCCCGTTCCGCGCGGCTTGACCCAGTCGCCGGGCTCCAGGCCCAGCTTGCGGAAGTTCAGCAGCGTTGACGTGAGCCTCGGCGGTCCCACCGCCGCCACGAGGTCTCCGGTCGCCGCGCGCCGGCCGACGTGATGGAGCGCCGCCGTCCGGGGCGGAGCGGCCTCGTCGACGAGGTTGCTGGTCACCGGGACGTTCGTCGCGGTCGGCCCGGAGCTGACGACATGGAAGCCGTCGTTGCCGGGGTTCGAGAAGCCCTCCGCGCGCACGATGTCCCCGGCCACGAGGCTCTGCGAGATCGTCACCCCGGTGTCCCCCGTCTCGTCGTCGAGGGCCTCCAGCGTGGTCATCACGAGATCGCTGACCGTGACCAGGGTGAAGTAGTTGTTGTTGCCCGCGTCTGCGGCGCCCGAGATCAGCACCGTCATGCCCGGCCGGAAGCCGTTGTCGAGGAAGCTGCCGGTCGCCCGCGTGATCGAGTTGCCCGACGATGCGAAGTCGACCGTGATCGAGCCAGACGTCACGAGGTTCGCGATGGTGAAAGAGTCGCCCGTGGTCTCCACGTTGGTGATCTGCGGGGTGCTGTCGACGAAGTTCGACACACCCACGCGCTTCTGCCACTCGCTGAAGAACGCCAGAGCGAGATGATCGTCGTGGATCTCGTACGCCAGCTCCGAGTTCGCGTCGCCGCCCGCCTCGCCGCCGACCAGGATCAGGTCGTCGATCTGACGGTCGGAGCGAATCAGGTTGCTGGTGACGGTCGACGGCGTGAACCCGAGATTCGGAGCACCCGAATACGGAAACTGGCGGAACTTCGGGCTGGTGGGCGTCACGTTGAGCGCGTCCTCAATGACGTAGCTCAGGGACGCTCGGTTGGTATCAGACATGGTCTAGCGACCTCCCTGGTCAAGAAGTGATGTCGTACTCGAAACCTGCTTGGACGTTCGTCTGGTCGTACGTTCCGTCGGACTCCAGCTCCCGGAAAGTGGCATCGCGGAAGCGCACGTTTCCGGTCACCGAAACCGGGGCGTTGATGATCGCCTGCACGAGAGCCCACGCAAGTCGGTCTCGCAGAAGATTCCCGGCGCCCTGCGCCTCGAAGAGCTGAACGAAGACGGTGCCCCCGAAGCGCTGCTGGTAGTGCGGTCCGCTTTTGATCGACGCGAGCCCGCCCGCGAAGTGGCGCACCACGACCCGCCCGAAGGGGCTGTTGTCTTCCGGTCGATTGGCGTCCTGGTTGTCATAGAACAGCGGCGCAGGCGTGCCCACCCACGGAAAATCGTCCCACGCATCTTTGATGATCCCGCAGATCAGATCGCGGGCTTCTTCCGGGGTCTGGGCTTCCGGCATGCTAGTTCCCCAGCAGCAGCGTGAAGAGCGCCGGTCCGTCGGCGCCGGGTTCGAGCACGCCGACTCGCTTGATCTGCCAGACCTTCGTTCCGTCTACCAGCGCCATGTTGATCTCGGGCGCAAGTGCGATGGTGCCGGGCACCAGCGCCACCGTCTTGTCCACTTCCACGGGCGAGCGTACGAGGCGCGACACCGCGGTGACGCGGGCCAGAAGGTCCGTGGTTTCTGTATCCAAGAACACCGCGATCGTGGGGATGGTCTCGTACTCGGGTTCGCTGTTCCGCCACGGCTTCGTCGGGTCGGCCACCGGGTCCGCGCCGTTGAAACGAAGAAGGACTGCCCGCCCCTTCTTCGCAATCAACTTCTGCGCGAGCAGCGCCCCCCGGCTCGGCATCAGGCCCGTACCGTACGCTTCGTCGACGTGACCAACCCGCTCTTCACGAGCATGCGGTCCGCCGCCGGAATCGGCCGAAGGTACGAAATCGCACGACGGTCGGAGTACCGGCGCTCGTCAATGAGAGGCCCGACGCGCTCGTATCGCATGGTGACGAACCGCCCGGCGTCGTCCACGTCAATCGTGGGGTCCGGCGCCAGAGAAACGGACAGCGCACGCAGAGCGTACTCAGCCGTCGCTCGGCGCAACACCAAGGGAAGCTCTTCCTTCACGTACCAGTCGATCCCGTCGCGATCGACCGCGTCCAGCCGCGGCCAATCGAGGGTCTGCTCCACGAACACACGCTGTCCGATGAAGGTCCAACGCTGGTCGATGTACGTGGTGGC